ACTCTTCACCTGGTTCAACGGCTTCCGTGGAACGAAGCAAGAACTTCGCACGACGCAACTTGCCAATCGTGAGGTTCGAGTTCGCCGGAGTGACTTCGTGGTAGTTAACCGCAATTTCCGACGCCGCCGGAAATGTCACAGCGGTAGCACCAGTCTTACCTGTGTAAGCAGTTCCGGTAGCAGCTGCGATGATCGCACGATCTATAGCCCGTCCCATGGCCATCACGGCATTCTGCGTGTAAGCAGACGTCGGATCGGCGATCATGCGGAGCTTGTCCTTCTTGTCAATGAGGTCAGCCCAATCATAATCTTCCAACGCGATGCGCCGGCGATCATGAGGTGTCTCATTCAACGGGGTGTCACCATGCCGAGTAGTAACCTTTTGGGCTTCGACAGGTCCGATACGGTCATAGAAGTCAAACTCAGCATTCTGCGTTTCGACCCGAACTGTGTTGCGGAGTCGAGAACCTTTCTGCTGAAATTGAACTTCAATGTTTGAGCGGTAGGTTTGAACTAACGCCTTGTCAATTTGTTGACTCATACAATTTTCAATTTAAGAACTATCTTGATTCGATTAAGTTGTCCTTTCGGATTTAATCTTGCGGTTTCTGCCGCCAGCAGACAGGAATGTATCCTGTGTCACACGGGGCCATTCAGGTTATCCCATGAACAAAGTTTCTTTTGACATATCTGTGAGCTGGAGTCAAGTTATATTTTTAATTTTTTGGGCTGAATCACTCACCGTATGCTTTGTTATGAAGGAGAGTCCACTGGTCGAGTGCTCCTTGATGACCAGGGTTGCTACGGTCACTCAATGCAGCTTGGAAGTCCTTGTCACCTTTAAGGGTGTTGATTTCCTGGACTGCTTTGGTTTTGTCCATAACAAATAGACTTCCACCACCAGAACCCTTGGCCTGGTCTTCCATCATAGCAGCACCAATGTCTGCAAAGAGTTTGATGAATCCAGGATTGTTGCCGTTTTGCTCAATCAGCTGTTTAATACTCTCGTTATTAGCACCACCAAACTTTTGAACAACAGCTTTGGCCATGTTGAGTTTGGCGTCAAATTCAGCACCCCAACTGTTTTTCAGCTCAGTCAAGGTAGTTTGCTTGGCTGTTTCTTCACGCTGAGTCATCTCAGTAGTGGAACGTCCAATTGACTCAAGATAGTAAGTCAACGCACCTGATGCCTGTTTGTCAGTGAGACCCAGGGAGTGAAGATGCTTTTTCACTTCTCCCATTTTGGCGTCATCGATCTGAACACCTTCCGGAAGCTTGTCAGCTTTAAAGGTGTATTCCTCCGGTTTGGAAGGACGACCAATGGTGTTGTAGAATTCGTCCAATTGCTCAGGCTTCCATGTAGGTTGAGGTTTTGCAATCTTATCAACACCTATGAGGCGTTGAGCAGAGAGGTAAGATTGCGCCAGGTCTCCCACATTCTTGAAATCCTTCAAATTCGCTTCACCACGAATTGTCTCGGGAATACCGAGACGCCAATCTTGAGGCTGATCTGATCCACCGCCTCCACTTTTTCCTGCTCCACCACCTTCTCCACCAAGTGCTGTATATAGAAGTTTAATCATATTTCATGCTTTCTTTGATTTGTTCTGTTAACTCCGTGGGGTCTTTGCCGAGTATCCGCAGTATCGACAATACTATGTGTTGTTGACCCTGACGCACTAATGCCATACTAGGGTCAGCGGTTATTTGCGGTTTTAAGATTCCACTCATCTTCATCAGATGAGATAGAACTTCCTTACCGTCTTTGGTTTCAAAGACGGCTCGAAATTTTGCTTGTATGAAGAGTCTTTCTCTCAACCTTTCAACGAGTTCGCTCATAAATTTGTAAGACTAAGTCCTTTTTCTTGAGCGGTTGCAATATCCTTTATTGCAGACGCTGCAGGTTGAGCGGTAGCTGCCATCTGTTGAGCAGCCTGAGCTTGGTTACGTTTTTCACGTATTGCACTGACTTCTTCAGGAGTTCTGAAGATCATACGTGAAACATCCTGGAGACTCGCCATCTCCCTGGCATACGCATCCGTGTCGATCGTATCGAGGATAGTATTATCCACTTGAACGAGTGGAATCAATTCTTCCAGGTAACGTCGCATATTAATACTCTTCCTGGCCATCTGAGCCTTCGCAGCTGGAGAAATATACTCGATAACGAGTATACGTCCACCCAATGACCTCGGTGCTGGAGGAATGAGATTGAGACGAGAAAGGATGTTGTAGGTCCGTGTCAACCGCGGTCCTAGTAGTTCAGATTGTAAACGTCCCAGAATTGGAGACATCATCTGCAACATCTCTTCCCGGTCATCCTGAATCTCAGTTGCAGTCTGACGTTCCTTCTTTTTGATACGAGAAACCCAATCTGCGTAGAAACAGCGAAGGATGTGATTACGTTTCTGTTCAAGTTTGTCCTCACCAACTTCAACTCGGCCTTTTGTTTCCAAAGGTTTAATCATCTGTTCTCCAGGCAAACCAGCCTCAAAGAAAATGAGAGACGAAGGACTCGTTGCAATCGGCAACATGAAACCGTCATCCGGAACGAGCAAAGGAGGGTCAACAATCTTCTGGATTGCTTTCAGCTGCACTTTCTCCATCGCATTGACCATCTTGATATCAGGGAGACACGTCATTCCCGGCGATCTTCCATACACTTCGCCTGAACGCTTCACCCAACGAGGACAGCTGTAAGGAAATTCATCGTAACCAGATTCCTTGAAAATTGTTTCTGCAGCCTTGCAAAACCAGAAAGATGCAAAGGGTTTATTCTGAGCATTCAATTTGGTGACATCTCTGTCACTTCGAGGAAAGACTCCATGAACGACGGTCCATCCACGGTTAGGATTCTTTTCATCTTTGATCTTCTTGGAGTCTGTATCCGGGAATTCTTGCAGAATCTGACGTGTAGTCATCACGACATCACGAAAAAGTGTGTCAATTGCTCCTTTGGAGCTTTCGAGAATCCGGCAATCACGCAATTGGATTGAACGAAAAATTGCACGTTTCTCCTTCATATCCACATCCTGGTATTCAACAGCTGTGCCAAATGCACCAAGATTCATGTAAGTCTCATGAAGAGAGTTATCATTGTTCGATTTCGGACTTGAGTAGTTCTTGTAAATCAAGTCTGCAACTTTTTCCAGCCACAAGAGAGCTTCAGGATCATTCCTGTATTCTTCACCTTGAATGCACAGATTGAACCAACGGTCCTGTGGAGAAGTCAAGAACGAATGAAGACCAGCAGAAAGCTGTTCCAATGCCCATGGAGCAGTTCCGTCAAGGATTAAATCCTGTGTCCGGTTGCCTGGTGTAACAGTTCGATTAAAATCTCCAGCAGAAGTGTAGACCAAATCCTTGATTTCCTGCCATTGAGATTCCCAGGGACGACGCATGTTACCAAGCTCTTCGTCTTTTCGGATAAGTGATTCAAGTAAAGTTTTCATGTTAAGAGCCTAAGAGTGTTTTCTTTTGTCCTTCATATCCGATGTTAGCTGTCGCTCCACCAAGAATGGTTGAGGACCGACCTTGTCGAGAAACAGAAGCATTTCGCTCACGGACCAGTTTTGCTGAATCTCCACGTTCCGGAGGACGAGGCGGTGCAGAAGGAGCTTTAGGTCCGCCTCCACCAAAATAGCAACGAGTTGCGTCCAGGATGTTGAGATTAAGAGATTCTTTCATAATTTGAATAATTTGAGTAAACGATCGGTTTGGTAATGTTTAACTACATCTGTCCTGAGACCTCTGCACCATGCAACAAGTGGTCTGTAAACAGGCATAATGTGAAGAAAATAACTGATATGATTAACACCCACAGCAAGATGAATAAACCATCTTGTTTCTTCACATCGTGCCATAATGATACAACTAGGTGACATGAACAAGTAATGCTCTTTTGCATAGATGAATAAGTCTCGTTCAAGACTTCCTTCACCCTTCTTTGCATAGAGTTCTTTTGCTTGTTCCCAGGCGTTCATGCTTTTAACACGTCATACTCCGAGTTAGCTTTTTCCTGCGGTTTTTTATTATGCTTAATTCTGTCCTTCACAGAAAATGCCAATTCACGGAAAGCATCAGCGCAATGAGAAGCCCAATCATGACACGGTTTATCTTTAAAGAGCATCTTATCCTCATCATACTCTTTATGATACATCTTCAATGCTTCTAAACCATTTTCACATTTAGCTTTATCAAAGTAACAACGTGGCAGAAGAGCACGGACAGCTTCAATACCTTCGTCAATTGGGAGTTGTTTACCAATCTCGAACTTAATACCAAGGTCTTTGGCGGTCTGCCAACGGGTCTTAGCTGTTGAAATTTCTCTGACGTCAATATCGTGCGGTGCATAATGTCTCCCATATACGTAGGGTTTCTCTTTCAGAACTTTGGCGTAGTGAGCAAACCCTTCACCATTGTTTTCATAATGGTCAATTATGCGAACTTCAAAGCCGTAGACCTGGTAGAACCAAATATTCGTCGTGTCACCAACACCCAAGTCCCATGCTGTGTTGACAGGGATGCGTGTTTCGTAAGGAACGTTACAGATACGACCTTCTTTCTCTGCTTTGTCCATCAGCTTCCCGTAATACGAACCTTGGAGCGGTGCATCGAAAGAACAGAAGACTTCTTGCTGAATCATTTCCTCGGACATCCCTGACTCACGCATTTCCTGGATGGCGGATTCATCCAACACTTTCGTGTAGTCATTTCCCATTACAGCGGCATACCACCTGGGATTGTTCATCGCCATCTGCAACATCTTCCATCCATGGTTTCTTCCACGAGGAGTGTAAATGAACAATGCCCATCCATCGTTCTCCGCCAGAATCGGCTGGAGGAACTCCCAGATTTTGGGGTTCATGATGGACCATTCTGAGAAAATGATACCTTTTGGATTTGGTCCTACGAGAGAATCGGGTTTATCTGCACCAACCACCTGATAAATTGAATTATTCTTCAATGTTATCTTCATTTCCGTATTATTCTTGCCTGCTACCAGAGCTTCCGGGAAAGCAGAGAGAAATGAACGCCCCGTCTTCGTTTTTCCATCCCACGCAATCTTTTTCCCTTGCGCATATGTGGGGAAAAGATGCCAATACAGTCCAGGTTCATCCATTGTCGCTGTGGCAATGAGATTTATCGCATTTAAATCTTTTCCACCACGACGGTGCATTACCAGGACAGCTCTTTTCTTTTTAAAGCCGCCTTTCTGGAAATAATTCCACAATGGACGTTGATACCACCGTGGATCAAACTCGTAAGGTATGGAGATTTCAGGCATCACTTCCTCCTTCCAACTCTTCTTTCAGTGCAGCATTCACTGGCTCAAGCAAACCAGGGGGAATCCTCGGCATTTCGATAGTAACTGGCTTTACCTCATTACCAAGTTCATCGAAATGTTTGACCTTAAATGTAAAATCTCCGTCGATATGAGCATCAACCTCGATGGATTTCAACTTAGGAGCAAGGAACGAGGCTATTTCTTTCGCGATTAGTATTTTTTGGTCAACATCACAAATAGGAAGCTCGACCATTTTACCATTTACTTCAGTCTTAACAGTCTCTGTTGCCAATCTTATCAATTCTTCAAATGGATTATAGTTCCTTTTGACGCAAAGTTCATTAATCTTGCTCCTCACTTCAGCAGGAGTTAATGCACCGCGAATATCTTTAGTTTCAGAAGGCATACTACGCTTCTAAGAATCGCGTGAAATGACTGATTTGTCAAGTAATATTTATCATGAATCATATGATTCGACACACATTCCAGGAAACTATTCTGATTTTTTAGGGATTCACGTATTATGAACACTTGAACCAAGCTCAATGAAGCGAGGATGTGTGGAACATAATTCGTGAGTAGATGGGCGAAATGCTTATGCACGGTGGAGCGACCTCCCTATCTTTCAC